CTTTTTTCCAGTTCGTAAACTCCTCGCCGTTGCCATTTAAAAACGTGTCGGCATCGTCACTAAAAAACCAAACTCTTTCTTCCCAGTACTCGCACCCACTGGGAGTTTGCGCCCAGGTGCCTTTTTGTAGCGTAGCATACTCGGTGCATATATCCTCATTAATGTCGGAGTAATCAAGGTAGGTTTCGTTTTGTTCCACGGCTGACGGTGTGCACTCGGCAAGTATATCTCCTTCGGCCATGTCGCTAAAGGCAACTTTTTTAGCCTCGTCCCAGTTGCTTGCTTCGACTTCGTAAACCTGGCTGACGCATTCTCCAACGCTTTGACGGTAGTAATGAGCTTTCATTTTTTAGTCCCCTTTCGGCGCTATCGCGCTTTTGTTTTGTTGTGCCTATTGTATCACGGCACAAATGCGCTGTCAAGTGTTTTTTCAAAAGTATTTTATTTTTGTTTTTGCCAGTGTTTTAGCGGCTTTTAGCGATTTAAAGGAGGGAGGCAGGAAATAAAATGTAATTATTTTAGCTTATTTTTTTTAGGCCTGGTCAAGCCATTGCAAGCGGTCAAATGTCGCAGATGGCCGCATCGGGGAAATTATCATTAATAGGAAGAGGTGGAGGAAATGCCAGCAGGAAGGCCAATGATTGATTTTGACATGGAGCAGTTCGAGGAGCTGTGCAAGATACAATGTACGGAAGTTGAGATAGCAGCAGTGCTTAAGATGAGCGTTGACACTTTGGCAAGAAGAGTGTTTGATATATATGGATGCAATTTTGCGGACATATACGCCCAAAAAAGGGAAGGTGGCCGCAGTTCGCTCCGTCGCGCACAGTGGCAAACGGCCATAGAGACCAAGAATCCTATCATGCAGATATTCCTCGGGAAGAATATCCTAGGGCAAAAGGACACCCAGGACATCAACAATAATATCACCGGCGAAGGCTTCACGATCTTTATAGGAGGCAAGCCAGCCGAAGACGATCCCCCCGATGCGGAGGAATAAGCCTGGAGAACATACGTTTAGTACCGACAATAAGTATTATGTCAACCGAACACTTTGCCCTTCATCCCTACGGAGAGTAAGGCTGAGGCTGTTCGGGGCTGTTTCTAGGATAATAAAATTGGGAATTGCTGCTTATTCTAAGTTCTGGAAACTATATGTAGTACCGAACAGCCATTCTATTGGCTGTTTTTTGTTGTTGTAGATGGTGGCGGAAGAGGTAGACGCTTGCCATGCCTGCAAGGTATCCGCTGCGCTGTGATGACGACAGGTGGCGACAAGGCAAAGGTTGATACTATGCAGGGTGCAAATCCCTGCCCATCTACTATAGGTTGCTACCACCCATCCCTTCCCAACTGTTGCACAGGCGGCTGGCTGACGCTGGCCCCTGGGTGGCAGGGGGGGTAGGCCCCCGCGAGGGGGTGGGGGTTGCTGTGTAGATATATGCTAATTTACACTTTTTCAGCTAAAAAGGAGTCTCTTATGATTACAGTAAACGCCAACTGGCTTACCGTGCTAACTCCTGTTATCCGCGACATGTTTCAAGAGTATCTCAAGGGTGAGCTTGTCTGCCCTGATGATGACGAAGACGACCATGCAGAGATACAAAGATAATACATCTATTGTATCTTTACGTGGGCAAATTGACCTTACCCTTACAGCTATAAGGGATTGAGGCTATTTTCCGATTGTCATTTACCCCTATTTTTGAGGGGTGTTTTTGACTCTCCCATGACAATGATTTATGAGGTGATATTTTGGACCGATTCGTCAATAAAATCATCCACGGCGATTGTCTTGATGTGATGCGGGAGATGCCGGACGGGTGTGTTGACCTGACGGTAACGTCCCCGCCATACGACAACCTGAGAACCTATAACGGGTTCTCTTTTAATTTTAAGGGCGTTGCAGATGGATTATACCGCATTACAAAACAAGGCGGTGTGGTGGTATGGGTGGTTAGTGACGCCACGGTAAAAGGAAGTGAAACAGGCACTAGTTTTAGGCAAGCATTGTATTTTCTGGAGATAGGCTTTAATCTGCATGATACTATGATTTATCTAAAAAACCAGTTAGCATTTCCTGATTCCGTCAGATATTATAACGCATTTGAATATATGTTTGTTTTAAGCAAAGGAAGTCCAAAGATATTTAACCCAATCATGGACAGAAAAAACATATCTGTCGGTAGGGCTGTCAATGGTTGCGAAAGAAAGCGAGATGGAACATTAAAAAATATTAAATCATGTGCTGGAAATATAACTAAAGAATACGGCACAAGATGGAACTACTGGCTTCTATACAACCAGAAAAGAGGTATAGAAACAAAACACCCTGCTATATTCCCCGAAAAACTCGCCCGTGATCATATAATCTCTTGGAGTAATCCAGGGGATTTAGTTTTTGACCCAATGTGTGGGAGCGGGACAACGCTGAAGATGGCCTACCTTGCGGGGCGTGATTACCTCGGGTGCGATACGTCAAGCGAATATGTTGACATAGCCCGCCGCAGGGTGGAAGAAGCAAGTCAACAGGTAAGAATGTTTGTTTAGGTGGTGTTTTTGTTGCTTAGAAAGACTACTGATTGGGACGAAAAGACCGGCGAGAAGCTGAAGGAGACAGAAAAACACTTTGCCCCTGCCTTCGACGAAGAGAAGGGCTACCTGTTCTGGGCGCGCAAGTCCTTCAGTAAATCATTCGCTGACGTGGACTTCCCTGAAGAGATGAACGATCTAGAGATTGGACGTATGGCCCGGCTTGCCAAGAGGATATACTCCAATACTAACATGCTGGGATACCGTGGCAATGGTGGTGTGAGGGCATATAGCACGGACATGATAGCCGGTATCCTAAAGGTTAAGCCACGCCAGGCGTACAGGTTTGTAGAGAAGATGATCCGCCTCGGCGTTCTGGCTAGGGTTACGATCAACACGGACCAGCGTAAGGAGACACAGTTATATGTCAACCCCATTTACTTCTTTAGTGGCAACCGGATACCACTGTCATTGTACCTGATATTCCACCGGCAACTAGACCAACATCTGCCGGGATGGGTGAAGGAAGAGTACCGCAAGCAGGAAGGGTATAAATAAGGGGAGGGATGGCCTATCTTACAGCACATAACGCCGGAGATGCTTGCCGAACTAACCCCTGCCGAACAGCAGAGGCTGCGGGAGTGGTGGAAGCCGCGATGGGGGCAATTAGCCTTTAGTGTACACTTCCCCGACAAGCCGTTCATTGTTCCAGGGTGTCCATTCGCGCACGAGGTTTGCCTCCCCCTTCTCTCCATCGGCCAGTGTATCGAATTCCTGGCTGACCACACCAACGAACAGGCAATAGGCTGGAATGATTCCGGCTGTTTCTGGCATGTCCATATTGGCCCAAAGGGTACCGGCAGCATGTTTGAGGGGTTCGGTGAGATGTTCGCAAACCTGGACGACGGCGAACTCATCCGCGCCCTCTGGGACGCTGTAAAGGCTTGCTTAAAGGAGGCTGGGGCATGAGATGATTGTCAATTATTCTTATGGGCTTTATGAGGCCGATGATCTCAAGGATAAGTGCGATCGGAATTGGGAGCCTTATATGCCACCAAGGAAACGGTATGTGCCGCCTGAGTTTGTCCCGCGAGAAAGCAAGGTAGTCTATGGCCAGTTTTCTGACCCTGCCGCCGATACCAACCTGTGGAAATATAGAAATGTTAGCAACATACCAAGAAGCTACGCACCCAAGAGGAATAAGGGGTTTGAGTTATTAATGAAGGCTATAATGGGGGAATTGTAATGTGTAAAACCTGCACCCACACCAAAGTCTGCAAAGATAAAGGCGACTACGCCATGGCCTGGTCAGAGCTGCAGCAGCCAAGGATTGCTACCTTTGAGGCTGTGCTGAAGTGCGCTAACTACTACGGTGCGCCGCCATGGGACCTCATGATTGATCATAAGAAAAAGAAGCTACTCAAGCCCTAAAGGTGACATATGGCTAAAAAAGAGATCCATTTCGACCTCGAAGCGGTCACGAATGAGAAGTACCTGCCGCTGTACGATTGCACGTCCCGCTATTTGGTGCTAAAGGGCGGGGGCTCGTCAGGAAAGTCTGTATTCTGCTCTCAGAAGCTAATCCTCCGCACCGTCAAAAGTAAGTACCCTCACCGGTGGCTGATTATCCGCAAGGTAGCCAACACTCTGCGCGCTAGTGTGTTTACGGAGTTAAAGCGGACTATCGAAACGTGGAAGTTGTCGAAGCAGTTCAAGATTCCCAAGGGCTCGGCAAGTGACCTGTATATCAACTACCCAGGCAACAAGACGGAGTTTATCTTCTGCGGCGTTGACGACGTGGAAAAAATGAAGTCCATTGTGGGGATAACGGGAATATGGGTTGAAGAGGCCACTGAATTAACGGTAGAGGATTTTAGACAGTTAAACATTCGTATGCGTGGCGCGACGAAATACTACAAGCAAATGATATTGTCGTTTAACCCCATCTTTATTACTCACTGGCTGAAGAAGGAGTTTTTCGATCCTGAAAAGCCGAAAAAGAAATGTACCACGCTGGAGACTACATACAAAGATAACCGCTTTCTGCCTCAGCAGGACATTGAAGTCCTGGAGGATTTCAAATATTCCGACCCATACTACTACATGGTGTACTGCCTCGGTCACTGGGGTGTCGTCGGCAAGACCATCTTCGACGCCCAAAAAGTAACCGAGCGAATGCAGCAACTCAAGGACAAGAAGCCCCTCAAGGAGGGCTTTTTTCATTATGACTACGTCAACGAAAAGATTGTTGATTCTTCTATTAAATGGGTAGATGAACCGGACGGCTATATCCGCATCTACGAGGAGCCCCTTGACGGTTATCCCTACGTTGTCGGCGGCGATACCGCGGGGGACGGATCGGATAACTTCGTCGGACAGTGCATCAATAACGTCACTTCTAAGCAGGCCGCAACCCTAGCCCACCAGTTCGACGAAGACCTGTACGCCAGACAGATGTACTGCTTAGGACATTATTACAACGACGCCCTGCTAGGAATTGAGACGAACTTCTCCACCTATCCGGTGAAGGAGTTACAGCGCCTGGGCTACCCTCGCCAGTACATGAGGCAGGTTCAGGATTCCATTACCAACAAGCTGAAGCAGGTATTCGGCTTTAGAACAGACCGGCTGACAAGGCCGGTTATTATTTCGGAGCTTGTGGGGCTTGTGCGCGAACACCCCGGCCTGTTCAACGACATTCCTACGCTGGAAGAAATGCTGAGCTTTGTTAGGAACGAGAAGGGTAAGCCGGAAGCAATGGCCGACTGCCACGACGACCGGATCATAGCCCTGGCAATCGCCTACTATGTGCGAGGCCAGCAGAGCATGACCCTGGACGCGGCAAGGGAAGAGAAACCCCAAAAGCTGATTGACAAGCTGGGAGCAAACAAGCCTGCCTACTCATGGCAGACGCTTTGAGGGAGGTAATGGTATGGATACCAACCATTTGCATTTAGTTTTAGATGCCATCTGTACATTCACCAAGAGAACAGGCAAAGAACCTATAAAAATAATTGCAAGTCAGCCTTTTGCCGACAAACTTGAAACGCACAAACTAGGCAACCGCCTATATGGGTTTGAGTTTGAGATTGACAAGGCGCAAACGTATAGCTTGCGGCTAATGTGAGGATGTGGTGATTAAATGTGGAGATAAAAATACAGGCAACAACAGAAATAGACGGCCAGGAGTACGCCTCTAGCATAGTCGTAAACTGCGAAACGCTAACCGATAAATTAATAGATATGTGCTTTATCGGAGAAACAGGAAAGCCGTTTCGGATGCTTTTAAAAGCTCTTTTAAGGACTAAATATGCCACCCCAGAGCAAAGACAGCGGGGCAAGGCGTGGGCTGACGAAATAGACGCTTATCCGTGGGGTGATTAAATGAGCCTATTATCTAACATTAAGCGCACGGTTGGGAAAGTGAAAAACAAAGTAAACGGTACCCTCGACTGGGATATGTCCACCAAGGAAGGCCGCGAGATTCAGGCCAAGCGTGACTTTGAGTATGCCAAGGTGGAACGAGCCGAGCAGACCGAGAAGATGAAGGAGCTAAACAACTACTATAACAATGATTGCTACTCTTCCCAGCAGATAGCGGCGCTTGCACAAAAGTACAACTGGGAGAGTACGCCTCCAAGCATCCCCTATGCGTTCATCCATGTTGAGAGCCAGATTGACGACGTGGTTCCTCAGTTCCAATTCAAGGGCCGCGACAACGACCTTGACAGCGAACGGGCCAAGGTGCGTGAGGACGTTGTAAATTACGTCTGGTATAACAACAAGGTTGCCGAGTTAAACATGGACAACGAGCGAATCTTGCGAGAGATTGGCAACGCTTTCTTTAAAGTGTCCTGGGATGGGAGTATTGTCGTCACCCCGTTCATCATGGGTGACAT